ACGCAAAATTTGACACTAATCCTGAAAAATGTGTGTTATATGCTAATACATCTAAAATATTACTTAGGCCTGAAGCTTCAAAGTCATAATCAGCAAATTCTGTTTGTTGCTTTAAATAATCTTTTAATCTTGCCTTGATAGTATCAAAATCAAGTTGAGTTGATCTAATGATTGTTGCCATTTATCTTAACCTCGTTAAATTTATATCTGTAGTAACAACTTGACTTGTATTAACCACTTTAAACGTTACAGTTACTTTTATTTCGTGTGAATCTTCTCTTAAATTACTTGTAATATTTAAAACTTCTGCTCTTGGTTCAAAGGTTTCAATAGCATTTGCAATTTGCTCTTTTAATTCTGCATCATCAATGTCTGTATTAAGAGCAAAAAGTAATGAATTTAAGTTTCCACCAAATCTTGGTTGAAAAGGTTTTTCACTAAAATTAGTTAGTAATAAATTTTTAACAGCTTGTTTTACTGCAGCTGCATGTTCTTTTTTAAAAACATCGCCTGTTGCTTTTTTTGCAAAAGTCAAATCGATATCACTATAAGTTCTGTTAGTTGCAGAAAGTATAGTTCTAGTACCAATATTTCCGTCTTCTACTGAAAAAGCTCTAATAGGCATACTTTTTTCCTTTTATTCTATTTATAACAGTTATGCCGAAGCAGTAGTAGGTAATACTTCTAATAATTCACCAGTAACTTGGTTTATATTATTATATCGAGTTTCTATTTTATTATTATATGTCACTGACCAAGGTGGTATGACTTCAGGCATTATTAATATTATTTGAGCATTTAAACTATTATCCGGATTATAATTATCGTAATCTAAAATCATCTTATCAAAATTTAAATTATCTTTCCAATATATTGCTAAATTAAATGTTTTTTCTACTGCAATATCGCCTTTAAGATCTATGAGTTCATAAACAACTGCTCTGCCTTTAGACATTAAATAATTTACTCCATCACTTACGTCTAGTTCTTCACTTTCTTCTGGCCTATACAATCCTTCTACAACTTGTAATCTAAAATCTTTAAATTCATTAACAGCTTCTATTCCGTTAACTGTTTTCATAGCATTAGCATGCAATGCGTACTGTTTTGCTAAAATAAGTCTTTCGCTTTCTTCTAATATATGAGTTAAAGTTACAGGATCTCCAACTCCTCCTAAAAAAGTTGCCATAGATATTCCAGGTGCTAGTTTAGTTTTACTAGTAATACTATCTTGAAATAGTGGATTATATTTTGCATCTACAAAAAAATCTGTTTTTACTAAGCTCATAATATTCCTTAAGTGTATGCTGAATTTGAATTAGAAGTTTTACCTATTGCCGTAGAACCTCTTCTCGGAGATTTTTCTTGACCTACAACTCTTCCAGTTGAAAGAGGAGCAATTCGAGTTCCAAACGGAGATATTGTTCCATCTTTTAAAAGTGCAGATATAAATGTTTCATTGTTTAAATTATTTGGATCTCTTAATTTAGACCTTGCTTGCCTTGTATTTAAATCAACCTTAGAAACTCCTCCATAATGCACTAATCTATTTAATGCGTTAAACATTTCGTTATATTCATCAATAAAAACTCTTGTTATTGCAAATGCTGATTTTTCAAGTGCATCATTTAAAATATTTGTAGTAGGCTCTACAGTTGTTTTATTAGTTGCAGGAGTTAATGAAACTGCTGCTTGTGAACTACCACCAGAAGGGCCAATCGCTGCGGTTCCTGCTGTGCCTGCAGTGCTTGCATTTCCAGATAAGTTTCCATTAAAAGTAGGAGCTTCCATTCCGACTGTAGCATGCACAGAATTTGATGCATGCATAGAAATACTATTAACTCTATCAATATGTGCTGTCTTACCATAGTAAACCATTTCATCGCCGCCAATGGTTCCACTATCACCTAAAACTGCTAGTGAAGAAGCTGTAATATTTGCACTTGCAGTTGAAATTATAGTTTCATTTTCAGCGGTTATTTTTAATGTATCACCTACGCTATGATTGTGATCTCCTTTAATATATTCTTCAAAAGCACCCTTTGTTAGATTTGTTCTTGTTCCATGAACAAGCGATGTTAATGTTCCACCGATCATTTCTTTTTTATTGCCTATCACTTGAGTTTCTGCATCACCTGCAACATCTTGAACAAATCCTCTTGTAACGTTTTGTTCCATGTCACCTTTAACTGTAACATTATAATCACCACCAACTTCAACATCAAAATCACCAGCAACTTTTAATTTTAAATTACCATTGTATTGCAATTCTCCATCGCCATCGACAATAACCTTTTCATCGCATGCTGTAACTCTTACTGTGTGTTTAGTTGATCCATATATTACAGTTCCATCTGCGCGCATTTCAACACCAGAGCCTGATGTGTGCCTTATCATAACACGTTCAGCGCCTGGCGTATCATCATATTCTACTATATGACCAGATGCAGTTTCTTTTACTTGATTATTAGGATATAAAGAAACTGGCTCATCAGTTAAATCTAAATCTACATCAGCAACCGATCCTCCAAGTTCAACATTAACTCTTTTAAATCCACGTGCTATTTCATTTACAGAAGATTCTCTTTCGTAAGCTGTTTTAGGATATACACCAGTTGGATCAGAAAATCCATTTCTTTTATCTTTAAGAGATTCTGCTTTTCCAGGTGATAAATTAAAATTACTCGCAAATGGCATTATTCATATTCTCCTATGGAAACTTAATTTCATTTAATAAACTATTAGAAGATGCGGCATCTGGTATTTTAAAATTTTTCAATAAGCTATCTGATTTTCCTGTTAAAGAAGTTATATTTTGTTGTAGCGCATCAATATTTTTATCTCCAAGTATTTTTCCAGCAGATCCTTTTGCTTGAGTAAAAGATTTATTTATTTCTTCATTTATACCTGCTTTATTATTTTTAAGATCAGCTAATGCAGTATTAATTGCATCTATATCTTTTTCATAATCAATAGGATCTTCTTTTCCTGTTTCAAGATTTATTCTTTCAGCTTTAGTTAAAATTTTATCTGGACTAAAAGATTGATTTATTGTTGAAGCACTTTTAATGCTTTTAGCTATATTCTTTGGTACTATATATGCAACTTTTTTTCTATCTAGTCCAACACCACCTTCTTCAGGATTATCGATACTATTAGGCTTATCAAATTTTTCGCGTAATGCTTGTATATCAATTCCTGGTCCTGTATTTCCATCTTTAAGCTCATTTTCACCAAATACATTAAGACCAGGTAAAACACTATATGCATATTTTAATAAAGTATTTAGACTATCTATTTGTTGTCTATTTGGTGGATTTTCTTGATTTGCAACAATTGTAACTTCTATTCCTGTTAAATCAAATAAACAAGTTTCAGAATTTCTAACTTCATCTATTGGTCTTCCTTTTTGTATTCTGCCATCTGTTAGTATAATGTAATGTGGTTGTATTCCATAAAGTTTTGTAAATGTTCTACTTGTAAGATGTGCTATTGCTGCGGCTTGAGATTCTCTCGTTTTTAGTTGTGTTTGTAAATCACTTAGTTTTGTTAGTTCTTGAATAGAAGTTGCATTAACTTTTTCTGGAGGACCATAAAATTGATCTGTCCAACCGACTATAAGAGCTAGTATTAAATTGTTTGTACCTGTTTTCATTCTTGAACTATTTTCAAATTCAGTTTTCATTTCGTCAACTGATTCTAAAAATTGAAATTTGTATTTATTTGATGTTGAATAACCGTTGAAACCAGAAGAACTAGTACTTAAATTTTTAATAGCGCTAATTCCGGCATCAGGTGTTAATACACCTTTGCTTATAAACTTATTAGTATTAGTATTAAAATCAAAATCACCAGTTAACTCATTTAAACCAGGCATAATATCATCTAAATTAGTTCCCTCAGGCGCAGTTACGCCATCTGGTAAACTTTTGATTTTTTCAAAAATATCACCAGTGCCTGATGTTTTAATATTTTTAACTTTAGCTAACATGTTTGCAAAAATATTAGTACTAGATCTACCTCCTTGAGGTATTAATCCATCTTTATTAAGAGATATTCCAGCATTTTGTATTTCTTTTTGTTTTAATTTTATTTCAGTTTTTGTTTTTTCTGTTACTTTACTATTAAGAGAAATGCCAGCGTCTGCATCGTTTAATGTTGCATCTACTACATCTAAAACTTTATCAGAAAGAGCAGGAGGCATAGTTGCTTTAATAACTGTTTTAATTGTTTCTGCTGGAGCTGTAGTAAAGTTTTTAAAAACATTTAACATAGCGTTAGAGCTTGGTTGCTCAAAAACTTTTTTATTTAAATTAGGTGATGACGTAATTTTTGCTGATTTGAATAATGTGCTTAATGCTGAAGTTTGTGTAGATGTAACATCTCCAGATCCATCAACTGCACCTGGTAAAAGCTCAGCTATCATTGGCCTTTTTGTAAAATCTTTTGTTGGTCTTGAAGAACTCGTAAGACATTTAAAGCCATTGCTTGTTTGACCAGCTTTATTTAAGGCTGGAAAATTACCTATTAAATTTTGAAGCTTTGATGTTTCTATACCACCAGTGAAAGCACTTGTCAAATCACCTATCATTTTTTGTTGTGCAGCTAATTGCTCAGGCGTAGCTCGAGCTTCAAATTCTGCTTGTGTTTCTGCTCTTACTTCATAAATAACTTTAATTTTAGCAGCAAATCCTACTAAAGTAATAATATTTCCATTATGATTATATTCACTAAGACCAAGAGGTGTTCCTGGATTAATTGTTCTTTCCCAATCACGAGATTGCTTTTGACTTTTTGCAACTCTCACTTGAATTATTTTACCAACTCTCACATTAGATCCAAATGTAAAAGTTCTTCCGTTAAACGTACTAAAGTTGTTTTTTGGGCTTGGTGATTCACCAATTTGTATTTTAATAAAATCTTCTGCCATTTATTTTAACCTTTATGCTGGTCTTTGAGTTGGTAAAACAACTGCTGCACCTGGCCCGTATTTAGAATACATTTCAGTTGCAAAACTAATTCTGTCTAATGTTGTTCCTTTTGCAGGTCTTTCAAATCTTTCTTCAAAAGCTATTGATGCTTCTCTTACTGTTTTTGCTTTTCTAAGAGCGCTTAGTCCTAGGTACGAATATTTTTGAAGTTCATAAATTATATATTTAAGTTGAGGATATAATAATCTCCAGTTCAATCCTTGACTACCAGCCCATTTTTGTAAACCTTGTAATCTTTCTCCTGCTGCTTTTGCAGGATTCCATTGTGCTATTCCTTGAGATCCTTCAGACCTGTTAATAGCCGCAGGATCAATAACTCCTCTATTATTTGATTCTTTTAATAAGTTTCCTAAAATTCCACAAGCTTGTTCTATAGTAAAACTACCACCTTCAACTGATAGAAAAAAGTTTATAGCTTTTTCGTTATTATTAGCACCAGGAAGATCACCGCCGGGTCTACCATCTACGCCTATTTTTAAAGATTCATCATAAGGCGGTGCTTTATCTTGATTATCTCCAGATTGTCCACCAGGATCATTATTATAAGTTTCAACTGTAGCATTTAAATCACTTCTTATTTGTTCAATTTTAGGTATAGAACCTAAAATCATTGGTAATTGTGAATCTTTTCCATCTAAGAATAAACCAAAAACTTGAGCTCTCGGTTTAATTTGAGAATTAGCACCTATACCTGAGCTACCGCCTTCTGTTACTGGTATGCAAACACTCGCCCATGGTAAATCATCATTAGAAATATCACCAGTATTTGAAGTATGTATTCCCCATACTCTGACTTTAACTCTATCTAATTTAAGAGGATCATTAGTATCAACCACAATACCAATAAACCATCTTACGTTATCACCATAAAAATCTTTTATCATTAGAGTTGTATCTCCTCACCTAAAGACGCTATTCTTCCACATAATAACTCTGTATTTACAGTTTCTCCACCAAAAGAATGCTTAGCGCCTACTATTATATAATCACCTGATTTTTTTAAATCTTTTCTTCCTGCAATTTTATCTGACGCTGGATCTGTATCTAAAAATATAATTCTAATAGTTTTTCCTATTGTGTAATTATTATTTCCAGTAATAAATTCTCTACCTTTAACAGTTATCATTAATGGATTTTTTGATATAAACCCCTTTATAGATTTACTAGTAATAATTTTATTATGATCTCCACCTAAAGTTTCATCGCCATAACTTCTAAATTCAGCAATGTCTCTTCCTCTGTATGCACCACTAGATGATATTTTACTAATTGTGTGTGAAGAATAATTTGATATTTTTTTATCTTTAATTTTATAGTCTGATGCATAATTATATCTTTTATTTTCTCCACCTAATAAGTTTAAAGTGGTTAAAGTTTCAAACATATTTTCAGCTTTAAAATTAATTGTTTCTGGAATACCTCTATGAATATCATAAAAAGAATATGTGCTATTAACTAAACCAGCATTAATTAATTTAGTTAAATTATCTGAAGATTCATATCTGTAATTTTGTATTGAATAATATTTAGACATTCCTACAGAATTAATTAAACTTGAAGAATAAACATAAGGTGTTGTAATATTTTCAACTGGTTGTTTTAACATTTCTTCAAAACTTCTTAATACCAAATTATTAACACCTAACGGAGAAAATAAAAAAAATGGAAGACCGAGTGCTGTTGTTGTTCTTTCTTTTAACCATGTTGCAGCTGCTATTGGATTCAAATTAGGAATAATCACTTTCATATCATTAACAGAATCTACGCCATCTATCACTATTTTTTTATTTGTATAGTTTGTGATTATGTTTTCAATAATGCTCGATGGTGAACCATTATAACATTTATTTATGTTTTGAACAACAGATTCAAACATATGGTACTCAGTACAATGAAGTACTACTATTTCTGATCGATCATCTGCTTTAACGACTGAAGTTATTTTATCGATTACAAATTCTTTTACTATCTCTATTCCTGTATCAATTTCTTCAGTTTGTTGAAGTTTTATAGTTAGTTTTTCACCGCCTTGAATATCAACTGTTTGCACTATGTTAGCATCGTCGTAAAATTGAAACACCATAGTTAAATACGGCTTTTCTATATGTTCATATATAACAAATTCAGATGTTACTGCTGATATTTCTGTAGAATATTCTGTACGATCAGAAGATATAACAGCTGATGTTAAAATATATTCACTAGAAGTATCAACTGTTCTAGAAATTTTACGGTCATATTGAGCCATACTAACCTCTTACAGATCTTTTAAAACTAGTAATTATATTTGTTATTTGACTCGGTTTAATAACTTTGATTTGTCTTAAACTTTCATTTGTTGCAAAATAAACGTCTTCATGTGTTTTTTCTGTAAGCAAAGCTCCTGGACCTGTGGCTGGATCTATATCAACTAATGCTGATGTTCCATCTATATAATAAGCAGCAGACAAATATTCCTTCGAACTTGAAATTGCAGACATTGTTTCACTAACGCCAGATGAATTAACTGATGTAAGTAACTCTCCACTTTCTCTAAACCCTACATTACCTTCTATTACAATTTGTCCTAAATTTAAATTTCTTCTTATTATTTTGCCTGAAGCACCAGATATTCCACCTGAAACAGTTTGACCAACTTTAAATTTAGTTGGAAGATCTACATCTCTTACTGTTAAAGTGGTATTTGGAAAAACTTTTTGAATATATGTTGTGAGTTCAGGTCTTGTTAATGGCCAACCTTGTTGTCTTATATTATCGTTTAAGAGAAAAAAAGTCCAGTAATATAAAGATGTTCCATACAATTGTATTGAAACTTGATCTGCTCTAAACCCTTCTTGTATTGTATGAACATTAAGAAAAGAAATAGAATCTTTAATTTGATCAACCACATCAGCATATATTGATAAATCTTGAAAAATTACAGGATCAATTTCATTTCCAAATTTATATTGAACTTTAGGAAATTCATTAAAATATAACATTAGTATCCTTTCTCTATATCTTGTGATTGCAATGCTCTATATTCTGAAAAAGTTAATGTTAAATCAATTTCATTTGGTTTTCCATCATTTCGAAAACCACCGCCTGTTGGATTGATAGTGTGTCCTACTGATCTTAAATAACAAGGCAATATTTTAGGTATATTTTTATTTTCTACACCTTTAAAATGAAAAGAAATTTTAAAAGCATTTGGAAAATTATAACCTAAAGCAACATTTGTTTCAGATCCAAATGTAACGTTATAAGCTTCAGGATATGCTTCTTTTCTAAAAATTTTTATTATTTTTTGTATCATTTCTCCTTCTTCTGGAGAAGTTGATATTAATTTAAATTGAAAAGCAAATTCTCTTATATTAACACCGTTAAATAGTGTTCTAACATTAGGATTAATTGTCATTCTATTTATTAAAGTAGCCGCATTACCTATACCAAGAGGAAATTTACTTAACACTCTCGATGCTGCTGTTCTTGCAGCATCAGATTTTGCAGCTGAAGTAAGACTTCCAGATATATCACCTAATACATCTATATAAGTCTTATATGTTTTCCCCATTGCATCCATAGCAGCAGCTCTGACTTCATTTTCTCCAACTGCAGCCGCGCCTTCAGCCACTGCTCCTGCAATTCCTAAATCGGCGGTACCATATGCTATATTATCGTAAAATGTTTGACTAAGAGGAAAATACATTACAATACTAGGAGATCCTAATTTTTTAAAAAAATCAATTTTAAATTTTGAAGAAGAACTTGCTTTTATATTTTTTGCATCAGCTTCATCTTCACTTTTAGTTTTAACAAATGATTGTGTAACTGCTGCGTCATCAACAAATTGAAATCCAGGATTTCTTACATTAGCTGATGCCGCGTCATCTGAATAAGCTTGTGCTTGTAATCTTGCTGCTGCAGCTGCAGGTCCATCTATACCAAGTTGATCATCTTGCTGTTCAACTTTAGGTTTTAATGTTTCTACTGATATATTGTCAGATGGTGTTTGTGCATGATTTTTTTGTGATTCACCTTCATTAGGCATACCATATTCCATAATTTGAAATTTTACTGTAGCAGCATAAGCAGGATTTCCACTTACATCTATAGGATATTCAAGTTTGCTACCTCCACCACTTGATATAAAGTCTAATTTATTTTGTATTATTGTTTGAGCTACTAAATCGTCATCAAGTCCTAAATTTGAATTAGTACTATTAATTTTATTAGAGCCACCGTTAGCAAAATCACTAAATGCTGGATTTAATGGGTTTTTAATTGATTCTCCTAGAGGACCAGATTTTTGACTTATGATATCGAGTTCAGACATGTTTAATCCTTATAGATAATATTAGAATCTTATTTTTATATTTATAACAGTTACACATGGTTTATTCAGGTAGATATCAAGTCAAAAATAAAGAGAAATACAAAGGAGATTCTTCTTCTGTAGTATATAGGTCTTTGTGGGAGAAGGCAGTTTTTGCATGGTGTGATAAAAACCCAAAGGTTAAAGGCTGGAGTTCAGAAGAAGTAGTTATTCCTTATTATTATGATGTTGATAAAAAATATCATAAATATTATGTTGATCTTAAAATAATATTTGAAGACAAAACTTTACTAGTAGAAATAAAACCCGAAAAAGAAACTGTTCCGCCAATAGGACCAAAAAGAACTAAACGATATATTACTGAAGGTCTTACATATGTTAAAAATATGAATAAATGGGAAGCAGCAAACGAATATGCAAAAGATAGAAAATGGGAATTTCAAGTATGGACAGAAAAAACTTTACAAGAAATGAAGCTACTAACAAAGCCAGTTCCTGGAAAACTTAAAGTATATAAACCGTTACCTACATATCGAAAAAAGCGTAGAAAACGATATAAATAGACTTATGAGTAACTTATTTCAAAAACTGGAACTTGAAGCTTTTAGAAAAGGCATTACACCTCGTACACAAGAATCTCGAGATTGGTTTCGTCGTCGAGTACAAAGACTTACTCGAGTAAATCGCGAAGCATTAATGAGAGAAGATGAAATTAATAAAGTAAGCAGTCCTTTACTTGGTAGTATGATGATGTTTTTCTATGATCCAAAACTTAAAGATAAACTTCCATATTACGATACCTTTCCGTTAGTAATACCAGTTGAAAAAGCTGATGGTGGATTTAAAGGCTTAAACCTACATTATATTCCTCCAGTTTTAAGAGCAAAGTTTTTAGATAGTTTATTAGATGTTGTTAATAATAAAAAATACGACGAATCAACTCGATTTACATTAACATATAGATTACTCAAAGGTGCTGCAAGATTTAAATATTTTCAACCTTGCTTTAAACATTATCTTTTAGATCACGTTAAATCGCGATTTGCGCAAGTACCAGCACCAGAGTGGGAGATTGCTACATTTTTACCAACTGCAAGTTGGAAAAAAGCTTCTGCTGGAAGAGTATATTCAGATTCAAGAAAGATAGCAAATGGCTAATTCAATTGATGATTTAAAAGCACTAGCTAATACAAAACTCGGTTTTGCAAGAAGCAATAGATTTTTAGTTACATTTCCAACAACCTTTGGTGGCGGAGGAGGATTACTTCAAGGAATAGTGGGGTTATTAACTGGTGGAGGCGGTGGTGCTTCTGGCAGAGAATTAAATATATTATGTTCAAATACAACTTTACCATCAAAGGTAACACTCACTAATGATCGAAGAATTGGTATGGAATTTCAAAAAGTTGCGTATGGTTACGCTGTAGATGATGTTAGTATGACATTTTATTTAATGAATGATTATGGAGTTAAAGAATATTTTGATGCTTGGAGAAATACTGCAATACCAGAAGCAGGTGGAGCAGCTTATACTAGTAATTATAAAAGTCAATATGCTAGAACAATTACTATACACCAATTGAGACAACCTTTAGCTGGTCTCAGCAAACAAGTAGGACCGATAAGATTTAATGCCGGCATTGGTGGAGGAACAGTGTATTCAGTAGATTTACTTGAAGCGTTTCCTATATCTACTAGTGCTATTGAATTAAACAATGAACTTGACGGGCTTGTTCAGTTAACAGTAAGCTTTGCTTATACAAACTGGAGAAGATCAAGTAATACACAAGGATTTGTAAATATGGACATTGATACACCATTAGGTGGAATCGATATATTATAGGAGTGAAATGAATGAGTTTACCAAAACTGAATAATGTACCAAAATATAAAATAACGGTACCTTCTACTAATAAAGAAGTAACTTTTAGACCTTTTTTAGTTAAAGAAGAAAAAATATTGCTTATAGCTTTAGAGTCTCAAGATCCAGTACAAATT